CCACGATGGGCAGCAAGACGGAGAACCCGATTGGCGGCTCGTTCAGCGCGCTGACCGCCGGGGCTTACTCGGCGAACCCCATCGTCTTCGCCTGCATCCTTGCCCGCGTCCAGCTGTTCAGCGAAGCTCGTTTCAAGTTCCAGGCCATGAAGAACGGCATCCCCGGCGAGCTGTTCAACAACCCGGCTACCTATCTCTCCATGCTCGAGGAGCCGTGGCCCGGTGGCACGACTTCGATGTTGCTCAAAGACGCGCTGGTGGACTCCGACATCGGCGGAAACGCCTTCATCGCGCGCCGTCCCGAGCAGCTTCAGCGCCTACGGCCCGACTGGACGGTCATCATCGCGGGCAGCACGCGCAGCAATGCCACGACGTGGGATCTCGACACCGAGATCCTTGGCTATGGCTATCAGCCTGACGGCCCGACCGGCGGCAAGGAGAAGATCTACCTGCAGCGCTCCGAGGTTGCCCACTTCCGGCCCATCCCGGACCCGAACAAGCGCTTCTCGGGGATGTCGTGGCTCGTGCCGGTCATCCGCGAGATCATGGGCGACCAATCGGCGACCACGCACAAGCTCAAGTACTTCGACAACGCCGCCACGCCGAACATGGCCGTGAAGTTCGACCAGGTCATGAACGAGGCTCAGGCGAAGGATTGGATCAAGCTCTTCGCGCAGGACCACGCCGGCGCGGCCAACGCCTATAAGACGCTGTTCCTCGGCGGCGGCGCGTCGATGGAGGTCATCGGCGCGAACCTGCGCCAAGCCGACTTCTCGCAGGTTCAGGGCGGCGGCGAATTGCGTATCGCCTCGGCTGCTGGTGTCCCGCCGATCGTCATCGGCCTGTCCGGTGGCCTGTCAGCGGCGACGTACTCCAACTACCAGCAGGCGCGCAGAGCCTTCGCCGACCTGACCATGCGCCCGCTGTGGCGCGACATGGCCGGCGCGCTCGAGCAGATCACGCAGGTCCCCGCCAATTCCCGCCTGTGGTACGACGCCAGCGATATCTCCTTCCTCCAGGAAGATCAGCAGGACGCCGCCAACATCGAGGCAACCAAGGCACAGAGCATCCGCACCCTGCTTGACTCGGGCTTCACGGCACAGACAGTCATAGACGCCATCAACGCCAGTGACATCACGCGGCTCAAGCACTCCGGTCTGTTCAGCGTCCAGCTGCAGGCTCCCGGCTCGACGAAGATGCCTGCCGGCGAAGTCCCCGGCGAGATCCCGGTCGGCGTGGGCACGAAACCCGAGGTGCTACCCGCTAAGGCTGAGAGCACCAAGGCACCCGCTGTCGCCACACCGCTGACCAAAGCGAACGCCTCATCCATAACGGGTGAGATCCGCTGCACGAACTGCGACAAGCTGCTCGCCGAGCGAGCGACCGAGCCATACCGGATCACTTGCTACCGTTGCAAGACGACTACCGAGAGTGGTACTCTGGCTGCTGCTTGAACTGAATAACCCGGCCAGTGTCCTAGTGACCCGCGCCGCTACATAGAACAACCGCAGTGACCTCTGTGTCCAGGAGACATGGAGGTCATTTGTTTTGAAGCTGGACGATCTGGCACCCGCAAGGCTGCCATTCCCGGTAACCCGCGCCGCCGCGATGCCGGTCGAGGCTCAGGCTGCCGATACCGGCATGCCGACGATGACCGGCCACTTCGCCACCTTCAACGACTGGTATGAAGTCGACTCGCTCTTCGAGGGCCACTTCCTCGAGAGCGTCGATCCACGCGCCTTCGATCAGACCATCGCCGAGAGCCGCGACAGCATGAAGGTGCTGTTCGACCACGGCCAGGACCCGCACATCGGCAACAAGATCCTCGGCCAGATTGAGAGCCTGTCCACCGACGAGACGGGACCGGCCTACTCCGTCCCGCTCTTTGATACGTCCTACAACCGCGACCTCGCTCCCGGACTGGAGGCTGGTGCCTACGGCTCCTCGTTCCGCTTCCAGGTCGATGAGGACACGTGGCAGAGATCTCCGACGGCTTCCGAGTACAACCCCGACGCCCTGCCCGAGCGCACGATCACGCGCGCCTCGGTCATGGAGTTCGGCCCGGTCACCTTCCCAGCCAATCCCAACGCAAGGGCCGGCACTCGGTCCACCACCGATGACTACTACAAGCGCAGCCGTGACTCGGAAGGGCTCGACGCCCTGATGCGCTCGGCGCAGGCCGCTCGTTCACCCAAGCCCGCGCCGCAGCCCGCGGCTCCAGCTCCGAAAGGAACCCCAGTGGAAGACAAGTACGTTACCCGCGCCGAGAAGGCGGCCCGTCGTGACGAGCTGCAGGAACAGCTCACGCGCATGGCCGGCGAGTATCCCGGCGTCATGCCCGAGACGGCACAGGCCGAATGGGATGCCGCCGACGCGGAGCAGCGCGCGCTGATCGCTGACATCCAGGCATGGGACGCCCGCACCGCGCGGCTCAAGGTCGCCGACGAGGGCAACCGCGGCGTCGAGACAACCGCGCCGACCCTCATCTTCCGCAAGTCGGAAGAGGACGTCTACGACCTCGATCAATACGGCCCCGGCCACGTCCGCTCGCTGGACGAGCGCAATCAGAAGCTGCGCGACAACGCCATGCGCTCAGTCGAGACGTCGCGCATGGATCACCCGAACACCAAGCCGGATGCGGTCAAGGAACACATCCAGCGCATGATTGACGAGAAGGACGCGCCGACTCGGGACAACCCCAACCGTGAGCTTGCCCAGCGCATCCTGCATACCGGCGCGCCGATCTATCGCAATCTGTTCAACAAGGTCGTCAAGGCGGGCGACAAGAGCACCCTGACCCCGGAAGAGTTCCGCTACGCAGCCCTCCAGGTGGTCGGCACGACAACGACGGGCGGCTATGCCATCCCGTACACGTTCGACCCGACCTTCATCCCCACCGGCGCGTACACGAACATCAACCCGTTCCGCGCCATCTGCCGCGTCGAGCAGATCGTCGGTTCCAATAACTGGCAGGGCGTCTCGGTCGGCGCAGTGCTGGCCGCCTTCGACGGCGAGTCGGCGGCGACCACCGAAGGCGGCCCGACGTTCGCCCGCCCGAGCCTGACGGCGCAGCGCGTATCGTCATTCGTGACCCTCTCGCGCGAGACGCTGGCAGACCGACCCGACATCGGGACGGAGCTTGGCGTGCTTATCAATGAGGCCAAGGACACGCTCGAAGAGAACCAGTTCTCCATCGGCGTGGGTACCACGGTCTACCCGCTCGGCGCGTTCGTCGAGGACACCTTCACCCCGAAGTCAACGATCACCTCGCAGGTGTTCGCGGTCGCTGACCTCGACGCCACCGAGGCAGCGCTGCCCATCCGCTACCGCAGGGATGCGGTGTGGATGCTCAGCCGTGCGGTCATCCGCATCATCCAGGGCTTCGAGACTGTCAATGGCAAGCTGTTCAACGCGACGTCGACGGCCGGCTACCCGGCAGTGGGCAACATCGAGAACACGCCCACCGGCAACACCGGAATGCAGCTGCTTGGCTACCCCGTCTGGGAGACGCCTTCAGCGCCTTCAACGGTGACCAGCGCTGACACCACGGTCGGCCTGCTCGTCTCACCCAAGCACTACATGATCCTCGATCGTGTGGGCATGGAAGTCGAGATCGTGCCGAACATGTTCGACGCCACCACCGGCTTCCCGAACGGCAACCGCGGATTGCTCGCCATCTATCCACAGCAGTCAGGAGACTCAAGAAGTGGCAACAGTCGCAGCAATAACCGCATTCGTTGGCGTGATAAGGAGAGATCAGACCGGCCCCGCGCCCAAGAACAAGATGGGCGATGTCAGCGGCCTGCCGGTCGTGACCAAGCAGGGCGAGAGCGTCAACGTCTTCCAGGGCCAGCTCTTCGACTCGTCTCACCCCGTCGTCAAGGCATTCCCGAAGATGTTCGGCCAGCCTGACAACGCAACTCGCACCGTCGAGCAGGCCACCGCCGCACCGGGCGAGAAGCGCAACCTCCAGGCGGCGTCGTGAGCGGCACCAAGGCGACCAACATCGCCGCCACCACGGCGGCAGTGACCAACCGGCTCGTGACCACGACGAACATGAAGGTCGGTGCCTACACCGTCGCCAATAGCGGCAAGGCCGTATGGCAGGGCGGCTTCCTCGCGACCGTCACCGGCACGCAGGTCGGCGGCGTCGACGACACGCTCGGCACGGTCGTATTCGTCGGGCTGGACCTGTTCGGTCTGCCTGCCACCGACACCATCATCCCCGTCAACGGCAGCACCGTGACGGGCACCACGATCTTCAAGTCAGTGACCTCGGTCACCGGTGTCGGCTGGGTAATCAACACCGGCAACGACACGCTCGTCGTTGGCGTTGCGGCGGGCTCCTACGTCGCGGCCGGCGGCGGCCTGCTGTATCAAGTGGTGGTCAACACCACGGCCGCGGCGGCCATCACCGTCTCTGATGCCGGCGGAACGATCGCCACGCTCAAGTCGAGCATCGCCGAAGGCTCATACGAGTACGAGGTTCCGTGGTCGGGCTACCTCAAGGTCGCCACCACCTCGACCAATGACGTGACGCTCGTCCATTCACCGGGAGTTCCCAGCTCCTACGCGATGTCCTGATGGCAGCTCCGCAGACGACGCTCAACGGCGCGATCAATAACTCCGTGACAGCAGTCACGGTGCATGACGTGCTGGGCTTCGCGACGTCTGCGGAGACTGACGATCTCATCCAGATCGATAGTGAATACATGCTCGTCACGGCGGGCATGGGCACGACGTCCTGGACGGTCACGCGGGCCTACGCCGGATCCACGGCGGCGAGTCACCTCGACAACGCCACGGTGACCCGTCTGGAGCGCGCCTACACCGACGCCTCACGGCTACAGGTCATGTCAAAGGCACCAACAGCCGATTACTCGTTTCTGCGCGACTGCGCGAGCCAGGCGAACTCGTGGATGATCGGCGAAGTCGGCCGCTTCTTCGGGCCGTCAACGGACACGAGCCGCATCTATGACGTGCTGCGCATGGACAGCACGCTCGAGATTGCTGGCGGCCTGCGGACGATGACCAAGGTCGAGATGAAGCTGCAGACCTCGGACCCGTCGTACATCGACGTCACCGCCGATGTCTACAAGCGGCCCCTGTCGTGGGATCTCGTCAACGGCTTGGAGGCAGACAAGATCACATTCAGCGATCGCCCGACGCTGGGCTATCGCTACTTCTACGCCGGTTATGCGATGGTCAAGGTGACCGGTGCGTTCGGCCCTATCACGCCGCCTGACGCTCTGCGGCGCATCGCCGATACCGTAGGTTGGTCGCTCTACCAGTCCCGCGCTGACGGCGGCGGCGGTATGACCGGTGGCGATCCGATCGCGATGACCATCAACCGCGTCCTGACCGGCGCGGACCTCTCCACGATCGACCTGTACCGCGGCGTCGGCCCGTCGCTGTACGCGATGCCGGCCTTCTGATGCTGCTGCAGGGTCACACGACGCCGAACC